ATACACCAACAGTTAATTGACCAACGAAATGAAACACTAATACAAATTAAAAAACAATATATATGTTAGCAGAATATATAGTCGAATTAATAGATAAATGGGAACGTGAAGGCGTTACTGAAGACGAAATGGTCGAGCGTATATTAAACCGCTGGGACCTTGATGAAAAAAATATAAGAGGAATTATAAAATATAAATAATATGACAATAATAAACAAATACACTGGACGAGACGTCTCAAAAGAATTTCTAGCCTTAATGGAAGGCACAATAACAAACGATGAATTCGAACTAATAACAATGACATTAAAATGAAAACAGAAGCACAACTAAAAGCAAAACTAAAACAAGTTGACGACTTTGAACGTCGCTGGGGTGAATGTACAGAATCCCGAGCAATGAGAAAATATTGCACCGATCAAAAGTATCGTGAACGAGTACACCAATTTAATAAAGCATCAGTTGAAACAATTAAACACTATACTAGATATGGATACTAAAGATAAATTATATGACTTACGTCAAACCATTGATGACCTTGTTGCGATCGGTCCAGACTACGCACACTTTATGAATGCACAAATTGCACACAAGAATTTAAAAAAGATTAAAAAATTATTAGAATATATAGGATGAATCACTTAACACTTTACACATACGAATTTTATACAGGTCTTGCAATGGCAATACCATTTACCGTAGCCATTTTGCTATACGCATTTTACAAAGCTAACACGATGACAAACGGATAATATTAACAAATAACAAACAAACACAATTATGAAAACATTTGACAGATACAAACAAAACCTAAAACAAGTTGGCGACGACATTATATCTTATGATACTGTTGTTGCACAAATAAAAGATAACAAGCTTCATTTGGTGAAATGGTATGTTCCCGGCGTCGGGTCGCACAGTCCAACGACGTCGAGACATATCAATTACGTAGCACAACAACTTAATCTTGAAATAGCATGAATGTAACAATAAAAGCATATAAATACGAAGACTTAGACCATCAAAGTCAATTTGAAGTATTAACGTGGCTTGACAATGACCCTATTGATTATGAAGATGAAGAAGGTAATACACATTGGCAATACTTTACTGACATGGAAACTCAAGATATAATTGAACATTGTGAAGCAAATGAATATTTGTTTAATAAATTTGGAAAACCAATACACCACTTAATCTTAAAATAGTATGAATACAATAATACAACAAATGGCCGATCACTGTATTGAAGTTATTGACGAATACATTGACAACACAATACACTGGCAACTTGACGAAGAAGAACTTGAAGGCGATGACTTTAACGAATTAGAATTAAAAATTAAACAACAAATATTATTTACATTAATTAAAAGAGTAACAAAATGACAAAAATTGACGAACAGCTAGCGAGAGCTTTAAACATAGCTAAATTTACAGAAGACTATACACCAAGCGCTGATTTACAAATTAGTGAATCCATGACCGCTGATGGGTATGAAGTACACATTATGACTAATGACCATATACATATACAATGGGATACGGATATTTATTATTATCAACCACCATTTGATGATATTATTGAACGCATTAAAGATTTAGATGAAGATGCTATTGTATATGTAAGCGATCTTGAAACATATTTACCAGAATATGAAGTTGAAAACTATCTTGAAGAATATAATGATAAATTATTAGATAACTTAAATGTAGAAAATTATGACAACTAAAGAATTACCAGATAACTGGTGGGACCACGGTATTAATCCGATCTTAGGATATAAATGGAAACGACCAACTTTAAATCCAACACCACCCAAAAGCAAAAAAGAATACAATCCTGAAGATGATTATAAAGTTGATGACGGAGTAATTAATTATTTTACAAAGTAAACACGAAGCATAACGGATAATAATAACGAACAACAAACAATTAAAATTAAATATTATGAACACACAATTACAAAATTACTTAGACTTACAAAACAAAATCAGTCGCATTGAAAAACTAACTAATGCTGATTGGGACACAAAGTACATGCTTGAAAAGTTTGTACCAACCGTATGGAATGACGGCTTTGACATACAAGATATAATTGACTACATAACAGTTAAGCTTCACGAAGTAATAACAAAGCTTGAAGAAGAAAAAGAAATAATAACAACACAAACTAAATAATATGGCTGGTAATAAATTTGACACACAGTTTGCTATACACAAACCAAAGTTTTATAGCTTAACGTTCAAAGATCTATACAACGAAGAACGTACAATGACTGGTACACCTAGTCAAGTTATAAACTATATACTTAACCAGCAACTATAACAAAAATGTTATAAGAACCTATAAAGAATTATAACATATATGATGGTCCTCTACCCTGTTGGCTTCAGCGAGGATAAGGATTAGCTACCTGAAGAACCCGCACAAGGGACGCCATTATAATAATATTAAAAGCTACAGAGGATTACCGACGGGTAAATAGATACTCGAGTTGAAGTGAGGGTAATGTTCCTCCTCCTCTGTACCACACTTTGTGTGTTTGTTAGGCCAAAAAACCGTCGTACCTCTGCAGGGGTGAATAAAACCGGCGGTGAGGCCACACACAAATAAACAATAATTTTAAATTAAATACTATGACAAATCCAATCGACGATCGAATTGAGGCAAAGCTAATATCTAAAATAGCACATTATAGATTAAGCATACGCACCCAATTTAGAAACAGACACCACGTTGCGTGGCCTGAATTAACTTATAAAACAATTATAGGTGACATTAGAGACTTAAAAGTATGGATACGCATAGCTGAATTAATTGATGAAGCTAAAGCGGGTACAGATATTCCGTCTGTAACACCATATACAATTTATCAAGCTAAACAATTAACACTGTGAAAACAAAAATTCAAAAAACAATAAACCATCAATACAGAGTTCTTTGGCAAAAAGACGAAATTTTTGGTGGCTATAAAGACTTTAATACAGAAAAAGCAGCATTAAATTATATAAAAGAAATATCAAAATGACAATACAAGAATTAAAACAATACATGGAAGATAAAAAGAAACGTAACGCAGCTAAATGGAAACAAAAAACTGAAATGCATGGCTATTGTAAACCATTTACCGATGATGACTATCACAAAAATCGTGATATTATATTCAGCGGTAAAAAAGTACACAAAATTAAATTTACTCATAACTCAATTTATAAATCAATTTACAAATCTTATTAAATATGGAAACAAAAGAAAAGATCGCTAGACCTGAAAAGATTTTAAATATGGTACAAAAAGAATTAGATCTTAAAGATATATCAATTAAAAATCGCACACGAGAAATGTCACAGGCTCGTTTTATATACTTTAAATTAGCTAAAAAATATTGTAGGTATGCAAGCTTATCTAAAATAGGTAAGGTCGTTAAACGCGACCATGCAACCGTTATTAATGGTTTAAAAAAGTTTGATACTGAAGCTAAGTATGATCCATATATGTATGATGTATATGATACTATAGCTAAACACCTTGATATATATTATGTTAAACCAGGACGTGAAGAAAATATTGATATGACATTTGATCAAGTATTAGACCGCGTTGAAGCATTAGAAAATAAAATAAATAAATTTATAGGATGGAAAAATTAAAAAAAGAAACAATACAAGTAAATTCAATGGCTATAAAAAAAGCTAAATATAATTATGACAATAGCAGATTAAAGCTTACATTTGTAAACGGAAAACAATATAATTATGATAATGTACCGATAAATAAATTCATTTCTATGAAATATTCTGAATCAATTGGTAAATTTATTAATAAACATATATTAAGAAAATACGAATATACTTATGTTGAATAATATAGAACAAACAGGTGAATCTATTTGGAAGTTTGTGCATGGTTTACAAACAACTAACTTTAAAAATCGTCCTATTACAGACGACGAAGCAAATGCTATACACGAGATTATTGAAGCAGCTCAAGAAATAGTAAATACCAAATCTGAAATATACGAATTGTTAAATAGTTAAAATTAATAGTAATATAATAAGAACCGCATGAATTTATCTGATCAAGATATAAACAAAATTGCCGACGCTTTATTTGAAAGATTAATGAAGCAACAACAAAAATTTGAAGCTGAAAATAACACTTTTATTGTAAGCGACGAGTTTGGCAATACTAAAACTGTTGATGAAGCCGAATATTTACACTTTGAATTAATTAAATTAGAAGAACTAATGAATTCGTATGTTAAAGAAGAACGCTATGAAAAAGCTGAAATTCTAAAAAACAAAATACGAATCATAAGAAATAAAATTCAAAAGTTATGAAACCATCAATGGGTGAACTAATCGTAAAATATAAAGGTGAAGATCTTAGCTATTTAATTAATTTAAAAGTTGCAGATCATGTTCAAGACCAAGCCGTGCAGGACATATTAAAATATTTTCCGCATGATGTAGAAATTGAATTTAAAGAATTATATTAAATGAGCTATAAGTTATATAAACACATAATAAAATCTAATTACGCTAACCTAAAAACAAAAATAAATGATTTTAGAAAAGTTAACATCAAGAAAAAAGAAACACGTAAGTAAGATTAAAAATCATATATTTGATTTGCATATGCAACTATCGCATAAAGCAAAAAATATAGATGAATTAAAAGGTAAAGACTTAAATAAAAAAATTAAAGAATTACAAAGTATAACAAGTAGAATGAAAGAATATCAAAAATATTTAAAATTAGTATTATTATAATGAGTAAAACAAAAGATCTGTTAGATCATATTACAACTGCTGAATTACAGGATTTAGAAATCCTTTATGAAATCATCGGCCCGGAATGTGACGATAGCAAATAAAATAAATAAAGTAGCAGGCTAATGTCGCATAGAAAACTTGATTATCTTAATCGAAGACGCATCATATATAGACGCGAACCAATTACTGATACCCCTTCTGAAACTTTCAGCTGGGGTAATTTTTATGAAAATGGTACGTATGAATGTTATGATCTGTTTAGAAGTAAAGGTAAGATAACATCTTATAAATCATTTAAATGGCATTTACTTGTGTTATGGTATCTTAATACACAATTAACTTATGATGAAATTACAGAGCTAGCACGATATATAGCGGATAAAGAAAATGGGTTTATAACAATTACATTATCAGACGCGTCAATTAAGAACTTAGTTGATGAAGTATTTGAAATGGATTTAGAAGAACCACCTAAAAATAAAATAAGAAAAATAATATTTAAAGAGCACTCAGGATTAGATACTTCACAGAAGCTTAGCATAGTAGGTAAGCTCATCGGTAAAAAAAAGAAAGCTGAAGCTAGTGATATATATGAAACTATGTTGTATATTCACGAAAGTAATAGAAAAATAACTATAGCAAGCATAGCTAAAGCTTTAAAAGTATCAACAAGAACAGTATATAGAAATATAACTACTGAGATAAAGCGAGAAAAAATATTATTAAATGAAGAAGTATAATCTACAAAACTATTTACGGTATAAACACGATTTAAATAAAACACTTTTACGAGATTTAAAAGACGATCGGGAAAAGATTATAATTGAAAGCATGGAATTAGTTGAAAATATAGCAAGAAAGTTCTCAACAACACAACAGGCTTCTGGAGTGTTGACTATAAATGATCTAATTCAAGAAGGTTCAATTGGTTTGATTCACGCCGTAGATAAGATTGATTGGGACGTTATAACGGATTCTACAGAACCCGAAAGAACACTTAAATCATTTCTATCTAAACGTATTAAAGGTGCAATACGAAGAGCAATAGATATTAATAGAGGTAATATCAGAATACCTGAGCATAAATTAAATGACATGCGAAAAAATTCTGAACAAGAGAAAAAAACTATTGAAGTATTTTTTAATAGTATATTTTCTAGCATTGACGACAACGTGGATAAGTTTATTCAAGTTGAAGACAAAACAAAAGATTACAATATAGATATTATGAATAAATATCTGTTGAGTATAATGGAAGCACATCTTAATATAAAAGAATATGACGTGCTTAGAATGAGCTACGGCTTAGATTGTGATAAAATGTCTGCTAAGGATATAGCTGACAAACTGAAAATTGATGGAACTGCAGCTTACGTACGAATTTCACAAATAAAACGTGATGCAATTAATAAATTAATAGATAATGTAGATCCTGCACAAGTAATTGATTTTCTGTAAGTTACATAAAAATATTATTAAAATCAAGTTTAATTATGAATATCCACGAAAAATTAAGTTTAATTCAACAAGAGTTTAAGTCTAAAAAGTCACGTTTTAACTCTTTCGGTAAGTATAATTTTAGATCTGCCGAAGACATTCTTGAAGCTCTTAAACCATTTAACAAAAAGTATAAAGTATACTTTACTGTTAATGAGAAGTACCTAGGCGATGGTGTAATTGAGTCAACAGCAACTGTATTTGATGCAGATGGTGCAAACTTTATTGAAGCTACCGCGCTAGTTGGTGTAGATTTTAATCAAAAGGGAATGCAAGTACCTCAGCAATTTGGTTCAGCTTCCTCTTATGGTAAAAAATATGCACTTGGAAATCTATTGCTAATTGATGACACAGCAGATTCAGATGCAACTAATACGCATAACAAATCCACATCTAAACCTAAGTTAATTAAGGGTACAGATAATTGGACTAAAGCAATTAGTTTTGTTAAATCAGGTGGTGCAGTTAATGCAATATTAAGCAAATATGATGTGTCAAATGATGACACGCTAACATTAAAAGTACATGAGCCAAGAGAATGAAATAATTGAAAAGCTTAAAAATGATGAACATTATTATGGTAAATTTGGTAGACAATATTTAAGCAATTCAGACATATCCGTATTATTAAATAATCCGCTTGACTTTAAGCAACCTTCAAAACCTAATCCAGCTTTTTTAGTCGGAGGTTATTTTCACACTGCAATACTTGAACCAAATAAACTGGAAAAGTATAAAGTGATTGAAGCAACCACTAGGAGTACAAAGAAATATAAAGAAATTTCTGAAGGTGAGCTATGCTTATTACAGCATGAAGTTGATCAGATTGAATTAATGCGAGAAAAGGTCTTAACTAATAAGATCTGTAAAGAGTTTATTTTAGGTTCGAATGATAAATCGCAGATTGAATATGAAGTACCCGGAATAATTGAATTAGAAGGTAATTGGTGGAAAGGTAAAGCTGACATTATAAATCATGATGAAAAATTAATCATTGATTTGAAAACTACAGGAGATTTAAATAGGTTTAAAAGCAGTGCCTACCGCTATAATTACGACAGTCAAGCCTATATATATAGGAAAATATTTGATTATGATTTTTTGTTTATTGCTATAGATAAAAGTACACATCAAATTGGTATCTTTGATTGTTCAGACAGATTCTATGAATCAGGTTATGACAAAGTAAAGAAAGCAACTGATGTATATGATTTATTCTATAAGACCGATGGGTTCGATCCATCACAGTACTTTGTACAAAAAACACTTTAATTAATTTAAATTTTATTATTATGGCACGAACTAGAAAAAGAACATGCAACGTAACTGGAATTACTACAAGTGAAAATAATTTCTACAATGGTCATTCCCATGTAAAAGCCGTAGATAACCTACGCCGCGTAACTGGTGCAAACAAAGATCAGCTACGCAGAATGTTTAATATTTTAAGTACATATTAATATGGCTGGTATAATTAAAACAAGTATTAATCTTTCAGCAATACCTAAAGATAAAATTATTGAAGGCAAGAAAGGTAAATACTTACCAATTACTATAACAGTAAATGATGAAGTTGATCAATTTGGTAATCAAGGTCCAGTAATAGTATCACAATCTAAAGAAGAGCGTGAAGCTAAAATGGAAAAAACATATCTTGGGAATGCTCAAGTTGTATGGACTAATGGTGAATTTCCATCGCCACCACCTCGTGATGGTCAAACACCACAAGCTGCATCAACACAAGCGCAATCAATTGCAAAAGAAGATGATTTACCATTTTGATGATGATTATGATGTTGCTGTAAGCAATGATAATGACAATGAAAATTTGATAGAAGATTAAATGATTAATAACACGGAGATCAATGGATTTTTGATTGATACTTTCAATCAATATGAGCTGGAAGTGGGTAAAGCACAAGGAATTTGTCCTTTATGTTCTCACGACAGAAAACCTGAGAATAAAAAGCAAAAGTGTGCTTCTTATGATTGGGAACGGGGTCTCGGTACTTGTCATAATTGTGATAGCACTTTTCAATTACATACTTACCAAAGAAAAGGAGAAACTGATAAGATCTATATTAAACCAGATCCTATTGTAAATGAAAAGGAGGTAAGTACAAAAGTTGAAGAGTGGTTTAAATCACGTGGTATATCAAAAGAAACTCTAAGGGCTCTTAAAGTAACTGAGGGCCCTGAGTTTATGCCACAGACAGGAAAAGTCGAGAATGCTATACATTTTAATTATTTTGCAGGTAATCAATTAGTTAATATAAAATATAGAGATGGTCGAAAGAATTTTAAATTATATAAAGGAGCCGAAAAGATCTTTTATAATATTGATAATATTGTTGGCTATGAATATTGTGTTATTGTGGAAGGCGAGATGGATGCTCTTAGTATTTATGAATCTGGTATATATAATGTCGTTTCAGTCCCTAATGGAGCTACTCTTAATTCCAACAATCTTGATTATCTTGACAATTGTATTGATTATTTTTCTGATAAAGAAAAAATTATTATAGCAGTTGATTCAGATGAAGCTGGACAAGCATTACAAGCGGAATTAGTCAGAAGATTAGGATCTGAAGTGTGCTATTTAGCAACATTTGATGATTGTAAAGATGCTAATGAATATTTATTAAAATATGGAACAGAAAAACTGGCAAAGTGTATTACCGCCGCAAAACCGGTACCCCTTGAAAATGTTACTACATTCAAAGACATCGAATCTGAGATTACCGATTTCGTTCAAAACGGTTTTAAAAAGGGTTATCAAATTGGAATTCAAAATTTTGATAATATATTTTCAACTTATACTGGTCAATTCATTACTGTCACTGGTATACCGAGTTCCGGTAAAAGTGATTTTGTCGACCAAATGGTTGTTGGATATAATCAAAACTATGCTTGGAAAACGGCGTTCGCTTCTCCTGAAAATGCACCAACTTATTTACACGCACATAAATTAATGCGTAAAGTGTGGCAAGATATGCCACGTAAAGATCAAATAGGATCTGATAAATGGAATCAAGTAGCTGAGCATGTTAATGACAATTTCTTTTTTATTGATATGGACAGATATACACTTGAATCCGTATTAAGAAAAGGTGCTGAATTAGTAAAACGTAAAGGTATTAAGTGTTTAGTCATTGATCCATTTAATAAAATAAGAGACGTTGATGCTAAAACAGAAGATGTTAATAGATATACTATGGAGTATCTTACAAAAATTGAAACATTTGCTAAAAAGTTTGATGTTTTAGTTATTGTAGTAGCTCATCCAACTAAAATGTATAAAGATGCAAATGGAAAAATTGAAGAACCAACTATGTATAATATCAAAGGAGGCGGTGAGTGGTATGATGCTTCTTATCATGGCCTTCTTGTTCACAGGGATTACGACAATAAAACAGTTAAAGCAAAAGTTCTTAAAGTTAAATTTCAAAACCTCGGAGAAAACGGAGCGGAGGCACATTTCAAATGGGAACCTAGGTCTGGCTGTTTTATACCTCATGAACATATTGATATAGAAGCTGAACCAATGCCTTGGGAATAAATGGCTAAAAAAGAAACCAAATGGATGCCTTATTATGAGCCTTCAGATGAAGAAAATAAATGGCATAATTTTTGTATTAATAAAGGTATAATTATATCCCCAATAGCTGCTACAAAAGGGCCTAATCCTGAAGAATGGAAAATTGGTATATCATTTATGCCTAACTATAAAAAAATAAATTTAACTCCCACGGTTTATACAGCTGATATTATATGGGAAGAAACATATAAAATAATGAAATATTATTATGATAAATATAGATGAAGAATACAGGGGTTTATTGTCAGGTGTGTTATATGCTGGCAAAGATAAAAAAGATCGCACAGGTATTGGTACAAAATCTGTATTTGGGCGTACTATCCGTCACGATATGGATGCAGGTTTTCCTCTTATTACGACCAAAAAAGTTAGCTTCAATGCTGCTCTTACGGAAATTTTATGGATATTGCAAGGCAGGACTGATCTTAAATATCTTACTAGCAATGGTGTTAATTATTGGACTCCCAACTATGAATCATCAGGTAGGACTGATGGAACTCTTGGTAAAGTATACGGTTATCAATGGAGAAATTTCAATGGTACTGATCAATTGTTATCTCTATTACTTGACATACAAAACAACCCGTCTTCGAGAAGACTTATGGTTAATGCCTGGAATCCTGCTGATCTCGATGATATGGCACTACCTCCTTGTCATTATGGTTTTCAAGTATACATAAATGATGGTGTAATGGATTTAATGTGGCAACAAAGATCTGTTGATATTTTTTTAGGATTACCGTATGATATTGCAATGTATGGTTTACTTTTACATATGCTAGCAAAAGGTAATGGTTACAAACCTGGACAATTAATTGGTCAATTAGGAGATTGTCATTTATATAATAATCATTTAGATCAAGCTAAACTACAATTAGATAGAGAGCCGAAAAAGCTACCTACAATTGATTTATCTTTTGGTTTAACAATTCAGAAAGGAGCAAATGATTTTATTTTTATTCCTTCACATAATATGTTTAAATTAAATAATTATGAATCACATCCAGGAATCCGAGCGAAATTATCAGTATAAAACAAATTATATGGCAAAATTTTTAAGTGAAAAAAGTAAAAATATAATAAATAAAATAAATAATAAAAATATGAAAAATTTAATTTTAACTTTAATGTTACCTATGCTATCATTTGCACAAACGTATTATGATTCAGCATTGAATTTTCAAAATACAGTTAGGTCTTATTATGATATAACACCACTTAGTTATAGCAATGATCTTTCTATTGCTGCTCAGGAATGGGCTGATTATATGGCTACTACAGATAGTTTTACAGTAAGTTCAGATAATTATGGTGAAAATATATTTTATATTAATAAATCTTATGTGTTCGAAAACGGTAAAGATGTATTATTAGAAGCCTCTTTAAATTGGGTATTAGACTCAGATGATAATTCAACTTATGATCAAATTATATATCCTGATGCAACATCTATTGGTTTTGGTATTTCAGAAAATAATGAATCAATATATGTAGTTGCTAAGTATAATAAATTATATAAATAATATGTATTATATTTATCATATTCCTGGTAAAAAAGTTGGCGTTACACGTAATTTAGATAATAGAGTTACGCTGGTGCAGGGTTATAAGCCTAATGAATATGAAGTTCTTGATTCTTCTGATGATATAGATTATATATCTCAAAAGGAAATAGAACTTCAAAAGTCTTATGGCTATAAAGTTGATAGAAGTCTATATAAAAATTTATTTAAATCAAATATGAAAATAAACATAACAGAACAGACAACTACATTTCCGTATCCTAAAAGTTATTTAAAAAGTAAACTTAAAAATAGCATTGGAATGAAGTGGGAAACATCTTTAGGTGAATTTGAATTAACAAAAGAAGCTTTAGAATGGATAGATATAAATTCAAAAAAATCAATGTACAATGAAGATCGTTCTTTCATTTATAATAAAGCTTTTTATGAAGCTTTTATGGCACAGCCAACGTACAACAAGGAAAACATATTTGGACTCATTAGAGACTGGGCAGACGAGCGTGGCATCTATGATAAGGGAGATGTTAAGACTCAACTAATTAAATTATATGAAGAATCAGGAGAATTATCACAAGGGATACTTAAAGACAGCCAACCGGATATTATTGACGCTATTGGTGATTGTGTTGTTGTTCTCACTAATCTCGCCCACCTTGCAGGTACCGACATTGAAAGTTGTATTCAGTCTGCTTATGATGAAATATCTACTAGAACTGGTGAAATGAAAAATGGTACATTTGTAAAAACAACATTATAATGAGAGATCAAATAATAAAACAAGTTATAAATAAAATTCAATCAAGATCTGATGTTGGCTTTAAAAAGTATGGTGTAACTTTAGCAGATGATGATCAACCACTTGATACTTGGTTGCAGCATTTACAAGAAGAATTAATGGATGCTGTTAACTATCTTGAGAAAGCTCGTATGGTATTAAGAGACGAGATTGAAGAATGTTATATTAGAGATGCGAAGAAAGAGTAAAAAGAAAGGTCCTGTAAGAGCAAAGAAAATTACATATGATAGTCATAACTTTGCATCAGGATTAGAAAGATATATGTATATAGCTTTAAAAAAAGCAAAAATTAAAGCTAAATATGAAGGAGAAACGTTCGTTTTAATTAATGGCTTTCACTTTGAAAACGAAGCTTATGAAAGGCAAGCCAATGGAAAAGGTGAGTATGTCAATAGAGGTAGTAAAAGAATATTACCTATTAAATATACTCCAGACTTTATTGGTAAAGATTTCATAATTGAAACCAAAGGGAGGCCAAACGAATCGTTTCCAATTAGATGGAAGTTGTTTAAAAGACTAGTTACAGAACAGTTTCCTGAATATACTTTATATAAACCACAAAATCAAAAAGAATGCGACAGAACCGTAGAACTCATCCTGAGCAAGCAAAAAAAATAGCCAGGTTAAAATACGCTGAGCGTCAAATTGAAAAATGGATTAAATGGTCTATTAATAACAGAGGATATATAAAGTATAAAGAGTTAGTAGAAATACATGAACAATATAATATAAAATGTTATGGCTAAAATAGTATTAAATAATTATTTAAAAAAACCAAAAATAAAAAGACCAGGTGTTCATGCAAAAAGCAAAACATCTAATTTAAAAAGCAGTAAAAATTATACTAAACTTTATAGAGGACAAGGAAGATGAGATTAGTTCCAAACAATTGGGAAATAACTATAGGATTATATCCAGGTATATTACTTGGAATGAGATCTTATGTAGAAAAAGATTATGTTCAACACGTTATTTATCTACCATTTGTAGATTTATGCATAGAAATAGAAAAAATATAATGGGATTATTTGATGAAAGAATACCGTACAAACCATTCGAATATCCAGAATACTATACTGAGGGATGGCTTAAACAAGCTCAGGCGTTCTGGTTACATACCGAGATACCAATGTCAGGTGACGTCAAGGATTGGAACGAAAAGCTTAGTGATTCAGAAAAAAACTTAGTTGGAAATATATTATTAGGATTTGCACAAACAGAATGTGCAGTATCTGATTATTGGACACAAAAAGTTGTTGAGTGGTTTCCAAAGCACGAAATACAACAAATGGCTATGATGTTTGGTAGCCAAGAAACAATTCACGCTGTAGCATATAGTTATTTAAATGAAACTTTAGGATTAGAAAACTTTGAAGCTTTTTTACAGGATGAAGCAACAATGGAACGCTTTGATAATTTAGTTAGTTATGATGGAAATAATACTGTTGGAATTGCAAAAAGTCTTGCAATATTTAGTGCATTCGCAGAAGGAGTTAGTTTGTATTCTGCTTTTGCTGTTCTTTATAGCTTCCAATTACGTAATTTGCTCAAAGGAATAGGGCAACAAATGAAATGGAGTGTACGGGATGAATCATTACATAGTAAAATGGGTTGTCAATTATTCAGACATATGTGTCAAGAAGATGAGGCATTGTTAGAAAAATGTAGAAAAGATGTTATTAATGCAGCACAATCAATGCTTAAAGCAGAAGAAAACTATATTGACAAAATGTTTGAACAAGGGGACATTGAAAATCTTAAAGCCCACGATCTCAAACAATTTATTAGAAAGCGACTCAATGAAAAACTACAAGAACTCGGTTACTTTGACCTCGGGCAGTACTTTACTTTTGACGAAAAAGCAGCAGCAAATCTTGACTGGTTCTATCATCTTACCGGGGGGCATACTCATACTGATTTTTTTGCTGTTCGCCCAACTGATTACTCAAAAGCAAACGAAGGAGAAGATTTTGAAGATATATGGTAAGATTAAAAAAATTAGTAAAAGAAAGAAAGCTAACTCCGTTAGAAAGATTATCTAATAGACTTGGTTATATGGGTGCAGGTTTTATAATGATCTCACCTTATTTGTTGCCTGAAAATATAGGTGCAATAACATATGTGTTTGGAGGTTTATTATCCTTACCGCAGGTGTTTGTAGCAAAACAATGGAATTTAGTAATAGTTAATTTAAATGTTACTATAGGTTATTTAATTTATTTATATAATGCATAATGAAAGAAAACAAACTAATAGAAATGTGGAACAGAGTAGAGATACTGGGTCAAAACATGCAACAAATAATAACAGAAATGAACAATCTCAGAGATTTATCTATTGGGACGATGAGTTTGGTGAAGAAATTCGACGGGTACGAAAAAGCTCTGGAAAATTTACAGAAAGATATTTCGAGCGAGATGAAGAATAAAGAGGAAGCTAATGTGGAATAATAATTGGGTAAAAGGTGAAGACTATCCTGTTTGGGGTGACACCGAAGTATATAAAAAAACAATTACCGGAGGTTATTTATTATTTGATGAATCACCTAAGGATGCATATTGGAGGGTAAGCAACGCTGTTGCTAGACGTTTATATAAACCAGAATTAGCTGAAAAGTTTTTTGAGTATATATGGAAGGGTTGGCTATGTTTAGCCTCCCCAGTGTTGTCTAATACAGGCACAGACCGAGGTTTACCAATAAGTTGTTTTGGTATTGATGTTGCAGATAGCATAAATGATATTGGTCAAAAAAATTTAGAAATGATGTTACTAGCTAAACACGGCGGGGGAGTTGGTATTGGCATTAATCAAATTAGACCCGCTGGAGCTAAAATTACAGGTAATGGAACAAGTGATGGAGTGGTCCCGTTTTGCAAAATATACGATTCAACAATACTTGCCACTAATCAAGGGTCTGTCCGTAGAGGAGCTGCGTCAGTTAACATCAATATTGATCATGCCGACTTTGAAGAGTGGCTGGAAATCAGAGAGCCTAAAGGAGATGTTAACAGACAATCCCTTAACTTACACCAGTGCGCTGTGGTCGGTGACAAGTTTATGCGAAGACTTAGTGAAGGAGATAAAGACGCTAGACGCAAATGGGGAAAACTATTACAAAAACGTAAAGCAACTGGAGAACCTTATATTTTATTTAAGGGAAATACAAACAAAAATAATCCAGAAGCGTACAAATCAAATGGGCTCAAAGTCCATATGACAAATATATGTAGTGAAATTACACTGCATACTGATGAATCGCATAGCTTTGTATGCTGTTTATCTTCTGTTAACTTAGCTAAATATGATGAATGGAAAAATACTAATCTTATTTATGACTCTATATGGTTTTTAGATGGAGTGCTTGAAGAGTTTATACAAAAAGCTAAAAATATGAAAGGCTTTGAAAACGCTGTAAGATCTGCTGAAAAAGGTAGAGCATTAGGATTAGGAGTTTTAGGGTGGCATACTTTATTACAACAAAAAGGTATTGCATTTGAAGGATTATTAGCACAATTTAAAACACGTGAAATTTTTAGTAAAATTAAAATTGAATCTGAAAGAGCATCGAGAAAGCTTGCAGAAGTATATGGGGAGCCGCTCTGGTGTGTCGGCACTGGTATGCGTAACACTCATCTTCGGTCTGTGGCCCCTACAGTCTCTAACAGCAAGCTTAGCGGTAATGTATCTCCTGGAATTGAGCCTTGGGCTGCCAATGTATTTACAGAGCAGTCTGCAAAAGGTACGTTTATTAGGAAAAATAAAGAACTTAAAAAAGTATTAAGAAAAATTGGAATCGACAATAAAGAAACTTGGGATAAAATTTTGGAAGATGGTGGATCCGTTCAAGGAATTAAAAAACTTGATGGATGGTTTTACGACCACCTCGGACGACTAACTCAAGAAGATGGCGAGCCAGTTAAAAATGTATTTAAAACATTTAAAGAAATAAACCAATTAGAATTAGTTGGTCAAGCGGGTATACGGCAAGATTATATAGATCAGTCAGTAAGTTTGAATTTAGCATTTCCATCAGTAGCTGAGCCTAAATGGATTAACCAAGTCCACTTAGAAGCATGGAGGCGAGGTATTAAAACATTATATTATATGAGAACGGAGTCGGTGTTACGCGGTGATATTGCCGCTAAAGCAATGGATCCAGACTGCATATCTTGCGATGGATAAAAAAAGGGGCCGCAAAGCCCCTTAATTATTTATATTGATGGCTCAGTTGGCCAAAATGCGGTTTTATTTTCCGCTTTAAAATCTGTAGTTGGAAGATCTCTAAGCTCTTGTCTGTAAGTGGCATAAGGTGTTTTTATACTATCAGGTATATCAGCGCCTTGTGTCCAGTCACTATCTTTTAACTTTTGATTTCTTTCAGCTCTTTTCTTAGCCCAAAATCTTGCTTCATCTCTTGCTTTAGCGTCTTCAAAATCTTGTGCTCGCTT